CGATCAGCCCGCATCCTCATTCGTCAATCGAACCCTGGTCCTGGGTGGACTCCATGGGGCCGGTACCGGCTCATACGGCGGCCATTTGTTCAGCCAGGGTGGACAATTGTGCGCGGCGCAGGACCTCATCGTTGGGCGCAACCTGCAGGTCGGCGGCTCGACAACGACAATGGGGCCGACGTTGGGGGCAGCCGCCGACAACACATTCTTTTTCGACAATACCAACTACCACAGCTTCCTCTTCGGGCGTTCGTGGGCGGCGGGCGTGCCCCAGATCGACGGGCTCATCACGTTCCACAGGGGCTTTGGGATCGACCTCAACGCAACCCAACCTGGAACGCAGGTGCGGCTGCAGGCCCAGGGCAACGACATCGTAACGGCCCAAAGCGACGGGCTGCACGTCAGCGGAATCGGGGCGTTCTCCGGCAACATCGGCGCGCTTAATCTGTCGGGCACGAACACGGGCGACCAGGTGATCGCCCTGACGGGCGACGTGACAGGCTCCGGGACCGGTTCCTTCGCGGCGACGATCGGAAACTCCAAAGTCACTTATTCCAAAATCCAGAACGTCAGCGCGACGTCGAAGCTGCTCGGCCGCGCTTCGGCGGGCGCCGGCGTCATCGAGGAGCTGGGACTGGCCGGCGGCCTGACAATGAGCGGCACGAACCTGACGCTTGGCGCCATCACTCCGACCAGTTCAACTGTCTCCGGGGCGGTCAAGAGCACCGATCCGGCCGCCGGCGTCGGTTACGGCGCAGGAGCGGGCGGAACGGTCACCCAGACGACGAGCAAGTCAACGGGAGTCACGATCAACAAAGCTTGCGGCCAGATCACGACGAACAATGCCGCGCTCGCTGCGGCGGCGGTCGTGTCCTTCACCGCGACCAACTCTGCGGTCGCGGCGACCGACACGATCAACCTCAACCTTGCGGGCGGCAATGCGACCGCCGGGACCTACCGTTACTGGGTCGAGGGGATCGCCGCCGGATCGTTCAAGATCGTCATCGAGAACCGGTCAGGGGGGTCGCTGTCCGAAGCATTGGTATTCAACTTCGCGGTCGTGAAGGCGGTGACGGCTTAATCATTCCGGACCAGCCAAACATAGAGGTTCGACGGATTGCGCCAGGTCCAGAACGGGCGGATGAATTCTTTCGCAATTCGCCGCGGCGCTGACGGAATTCCGCCCGGGATGAACGAGTAGAGATCGGGAAACGATGGCTTTGCCTCCCGGAGACCCAGGCGGGAGGCCAGATCGAGAAGGGTCCTTCGGCTGAAACTATTGATATGTTCCAAAGGCTGAACCGGCATGATTTTCTCGTAGCGACTTTCGCCGGACTTCATGCTCGCCAGGATGTTTCGTGCGCGTCCGGCGTCGGGGAGAGAGAGCTTCAAAATCCCGTCAAGCGATCGGGTAAGGCGCTCCAGAAGCTTCGCCGGCTCCGGGACGTGCTCCAACACCTGTTCAAGGTTGATGACATCGAAGCGGTGATTTGAAATCTCGTCGTCCGAAATCATGGCCACGCCTTGCGTTGAAACCCATGCCGAGCGGTCCTGCGCGAGCTCGGTCGCATAAGCGTCATGACCGAGTTTAGACGCGATGATCGGCCAAAGGCCCCATCCGGTGCCGTAATCGAGCACCTTGAGCTTCGGCTTGTCGAGGAACGATGACAGAGCCATCAGTTCGTGACCGTCGCGGGAGCCTTTCCAGTCCCTGATGTCGGCCTGGAACGTGGGAATCTTGTCAGGTGGATCGTCAGTTACGAGGTCGCTGTAGATGTAGCGCATCATTTCCGCGTCGCCGATGTGGCGCTGAAAAATGAGGCCGCAACGGAGGCAGCAATCGGCCTGATAAAAGCCGTCCAGGCCACTGGGGTCGAAATTGTAGAAGCGGCGAATGAAGTCACCGACCGCTCCGTCTGAGAAGCGAGTTTTCAGGAGAGTGACTGCATTCGACGGTCCGGCTGCCCCGCAACCCGGGCATAGTTCCCGCTCAACAAAGCGCACGGCGGCCTAAATCGCCGAAACGACGGCATTGTTCAAACTCGGAATCTGAAATTTCGAAAATCGGAATGCATCAAACATGAGCATCGGCGAATTCACGATGAGCGAGGCGGCGCTTTCTGAGCAGCAGTCGCCCTCGGCCAGCAAAAAAACTCCGCCGCGGCGCCAAGTCGCGGCGAAGGCGGACGCGGCCGCCCAACCCGAAGCACGCTGAGCAACAGCCAACATCAAAGGAATGCGATGACTTTCCTCTTGAAGGACCCCGACTCGGTCCTCGATTATTTGATCGACTGGGGCGCCGAATATCTCGGCGACGATTTGCTCGCTGAGAGCGACTGGTCGGTCGCACCCGATGAGGCGGGTGGCGTCACCATCGCCGGCAGCGACTTCGACGCGACCACGTCGACGGTGAAAGCCGGCGGCGGACTTCCGGGCCGGATCTATCGCCTGATCAATGAGGTCGTCACGGCTTCGGGCCGCGTCGACAGCCGGTCGATCGTGCTGCGCATGGAGAAACGCTGATGGTACCCGGAATCGCAGAGCCGGCAGTGACGCTTAGCGAGGCCCAGGCCTATGTCCGGATCGAGACCGGCGAGGAGGAAGCGATCGTCGCCGGACTGATCCGAACGGCGAGCGCGCTGTGCGAAGCCTTCATCAACCAGGTAGTCATCGCTAGGGCCTTCAGCGAGGTTATTCCGGTCAGCGGCGCATGGGAGCGACTTACTCCAGGCCCGGTGCGCGCAATCACGCAAATCGAAGGGATTGATGAGGCCGGCGCCGGGACGCCGCTGCAGACCGGCGACTATTCGATCGACGTGGATTCATCCGGCGACGGCTGGGTGCGTATTGCAGGTTCGCTGGCGTTCAGACACCTGCGAGTCTTGGGAACAGCGGGAATGGCGGCTGGCGAGAACGACGTTCCCGAACCGATCCGGCAGGGAATCCTGCGGCTGGTCGCATATCTTTTCAGCTCTCGCGATGGCGGTGGCGGCGAACCGCCCGCCGCGGTTTCTGCGCTCTGGCGGCCATATCGGCGGTTGAGAATCGCATGAGCGAGTTCGCAGGGACGCTGCGCGAGCGCGTGGTGATCGAGCGCCCCGTGTCAGTCCGAAATGCAATGGGATTGCAGGAACCAGGATGGGAGCAAGTGTGCCGCTGCCACGCCAGCGTCGCGCTCGAGAGCGCCGGGCCGGAGAACGAAGCGCAATCGCTAAGTGCCATGCCGCGTTACCGCGTGAGCATCCGCCGGCGCGACGGGATCGCGATCGACCAGCGGATTGGCTGGAAGGGGCGCAAGTACAGGGTCAGGCAATTGCTCGAAGACCCACTCGAAAAGGACCGGCTGACGATGCGCTGCGAAGAGGTTCGGGCATGATGGAAACGTTGATGGCTCGTGGCGAAAAAATTGCGCAGCTGGCGCAACAACGTGCGACCGATGAGCTCGTCAAGCACGTCGCTCAGCGCCTTCCTGATGCCGAAATCGAGAGACTGCTCTCGGGCTTCAGCATCTGCGACCTGCTCCTGTGCGAACACTGGCTCGCGGACTGCGAACTGCGGTTTCTTTCGAGCTGCTTCAAATGAGTGCCGGCGGAACGCTGCAATCGGCAATCGCGGCCGCGCTCGCGACGATCGAGGAGCTGACCGGCGTCTATGACGGGCCGCCGGCGCGCGCGGCCTATCCCTATGTCGCGCTCGACGCGACGACGGAGGCGGATTGGAGTCACAAGAACGGTGAGGGCCGCGAGGTCCTGATCGCGATCACCCTATGGGATGACCAGCCCGTGCGGCTGCATGCGCTGGCGGACGAGATCGAGACGAACATGCAGGAGCTCTCGTCGCTGACGGCCTGGCAGCTGGTGACGATACGGATGATCAGGCGGCGCGTGCTTCGCGACGTAGCCGGGCCGTGGGCGGCGGCGATCGATTTTCGGGCGCGAATGCTGGCGACCTGAGGTCGCCACAAGACCTCGAACGATCATGTTCCTGGATCCCGGATCAAGTCCGGGATGACGAAAATTGGAGGAGAAGATTATGGCGGCGGAACGCGGCAGCGCTTTCCTGCTCAAGATCGGCGACGGGTCGCCGACACCGAGCTACGTGACGATCGCGGGGCTCAAGACTACGCAGCTGGCGATTAACGGCGACGCAGTCGCGATCACCAACAAGGGCAGCGGCGGGTGGCGCGAGCTACTGTCCGGCGCCGGAGTGCGATCGGTTTCGGTCGCCGCGAGCGGGATCTTCACCGGCAGCGCAGCCGAGGCGCAGGTGAAGGGGCTGGCTTTGAACGGCGTTCTGGAGAGCTACGAGCTCAGCTTCGAGAGCGGCGATCGGATGCGCGGGAAGTTCCTGGTCACTCGCTTGGAATATGCCGGCGATTTCAACGGCGAGCGCAATTACACGCTGGCGCTCGAGAGCTCGGGCGAGGTCGCCGCGCTGTGAAGAAAGCCAACCCCTATCGCGGGGAGG